GCGACCAGTCAAATTTATGCAGAGTGGATGGATCCCTCCAATATTCCGCAAAGGGCTCTGAAAAACGGTGAGCTTCCCAATAATTATCAAGAAGACTCTTCCAACCAAAAACGTCTTGGTGTAGTGAGAAAATTTTAGACCAGAGGTGGTTGCCCGAACCTTGCGGTCCCGTGAGCACGACAAGCGTTTTGTTCATCATAATCAGTACCTGTGAACTAATTATATCATAAATAATCTGGACTGTACATACAGTCATATTAGGTACATACCATATGGCAAATCCAAAAATTAAAATAAAGCGATCTAGTGTCGCTGGCAAAGTCCCACATTACCCCTCTACACTGGATTTGGGGGAATTTGCAATCAATACTGCAGACGGTAAAGTTTTCATTGCTGCAGGTCAAGCAGGTGTTGGAGTCGGGACAACCGTTAGAGAAGTTGGTCTATCAACTGAGAACGTATTATCACAAAGTTTACAAGTAGATGGTAATTCAGATTTAAATGGTAACTTAGATTTATCTGGATATCTCGATGTTGATGGTCATACAAACTTAGATAATGCAAGCGTTTCGGGTGTTACAACTTTCAGTGGTAACGTAAAGTTTGAAGCACAGATACAAGATGGTGATGGTGGGTTCGGTTCTAATGGTCAACTTCTCTCTTCTGATGGAACTGACACTAAGTGGATTTCTGTAGGAGAAATTTCAGCTGGTGCTGCTGCATCTGTGGGTGTTTCTGCAGATAGTACAAATGCCACAAGGTTCCCCACATTCGTGTCAGGATCAACTGGAAATAGATTTGTAAGAGTAGACACAACATATAATTACAATCCATCTTCGGGGACTTTACAAGTCAAAAAGATAAACAATCTGAACTCTGTGGGTCTTACCACTGTGGGTGGTTATACATTTCCTCTCATAGCAGATGATGGGGATAATGGACAGGTTCTTGCGACGGACGGAAATGGTACGCTCTCATTCATTACAGCACAGAGTGGGTCTGGTACAGCAACAACTATATCTCAAAATTCTTATACCGCTACAGCAGGTCAAACGACGTTCACTCTTCCCAACAAACACGATGATGGGACTAACACATATCCAGTTGAGGTATTTTTTAATGGTGTAAGGGCAAGAGTTGGTGCAGGTGCTTCATTTGACTATCAACTCTCAGGAACTCAAGATATAGTATTCAATAGTGGTCTTGATGTAGGAACTAGAGTCGTTACTAAGGTTGGTTTTGGCCATACTATCGATGAAAGACAATTTACTGCATCACAGGGTGACACAACATTTACAATCTCAGGAGAGCAAGCTGCACAGAATAAATTTCATTGTTATCTCAATGGTGTATTACTCAGACGTGGGGTTGACTACACTGCTGGATCTCCTGTTGTATTATCTGTAGCAGCAGTAGAAGGTGATGAACTTTGTATTATGAATGCTAACGCTGAAGAATTTTTCACTGCGAGTGAAGGTCAAACAAAATTTACCGCAACGGATACAAGCACCACAGCAGATAATACACAAGTATATCTTAATGGTTTATTTCTAGAGATAGGAACGGACTATACGTTAGGAAATCCGTCGGTAACAGTTATCAATCCTGTTTCAGGTTTGACTGCAGGTGATAACTTTGACATCGTAATTACTCGATAAATAGCAACATGGCAAGTCCCCAAACACGACAAGAATTAGCAGAGTACGGTAAAAGAAAACTTGGTGCTCCTGTGCTTGAGATCAACGTTGCTGAAGAGCAAATAGAAGATCTTTTAGATGATGCTATAACAATATATCAAAACCGACACATGGATGGTGTTGAATTGATGTATCTAAAGCACAAGATTACCAAACAATTGACTGATACAATTCAAGCATCAAATGCTGACGGTGCTGAGACATCTACTGGTATCACAACCACAACTGCTACAGGTAATATTACAGGTATAGGTACAACTACATTCTCTTTTGTTGAGACCCAAAATTATATACAGATACCAGATGCAGTCATAGGTATAGAGAGAGTATTCAAGATTGACAATAGATCAATCAGCACAAATATGTTCAATATCAATTACCAGTTGTTTTTGAATGAGATATACTACTTTAGTTCTATGGAACTATTGCAGTACACGATGGTCAAAAGATATTTGAATGATTTAGATTTCATACTACATCCTGATAAACAAATAAGATTTAACAGACGACAGAACAGATTATATCTTGATACAGATTTCTCTAGTTTGAAAGAAGATGATTTCCTAATTATAAAATGTTACAGAGTATTGGATCCTAATGATTATCCAAAAATCTACAGTGATCCATTCATGAAAAAATATTTCACAGCATTGTTGAAGAAACAATGGGGTCAGAACCTCATCAAATTCCAAGGTGTAAAATTGCCAGGCGGTGTAGAACTCAATGGCAGACAGATATATGATGACGGAGTTGCCGAGATAGATGCACTCGAATCTAAAATGGCAAACGAATACGAATTACCACCACTCGATCTTATAGGATAATGAAAACATTTAAACAATTTACAGAAGCTGTAAGATTAGCTGGTGAACCTGTCAAACCATTAGATATGATAAAGGATATAAAGACTATTGATGATGAACCTAATCCTCTAAGAAAACAACTTAGACACATAAGGTATAAAAAATATATTGACGCTTACGGTATAGGATCATAAATGGCACTCAACCCGTTTTTCTTACAAGGTAGCAAAGGTGAACAAACACTTGTGCAAGAGCTGGTCAATGAACAGATCAGGATGCACGGTATTGAGTTCATCTACATGCCTCGTGTTTTAATAAAACAACGAGATGTGTTGAGAGAAATAACAAGTTCAAAATTTGATAGGTCGTTTCCAATAGAAGGATATATCTCATCTTTTGAAGGATTTGATTCTGGGTATAATTTACTTACAAAGTTTGGTGTAAGATCTACAGCAGAGATGAAGATAATAATTTCTCAAGATAGATATGAAAACTCAATCGCTCCTCTTATGTTCAAGTTTCCTACAGCAGAGGTAGGACCTACAGGAAGAGCACAAGACCAAAAGAGACCTTTTGAGGGAGATCTAATGTATTTCCCACTAAGAGATATAATATTTGAAATCAAATATGTAAATGATATAGAGAATTTTTATCAATTACAAGATACTTACACATATGAATTGACATGTGAACCATTCGAGTTGGGTGAGGAGACATTTGACACTGGTGTATCTGAGATAGATGATGACTTTGATGATGAGGGTTACAACGTCACAATGATATTAGGTGACGCAGGTGCAAGAGCAACTGCCTCTGCATCTATTGTGGATGGTGGTATTCATAAAATTGATGTTCTCAACGGAGGCACAGGTTTCACAAACGCACCAACTATACTCATAGAACCACCTACGGGAGGAGTGCAAGCCACTGCTGTTGCAATAACATCAACAACTGGCACACGTAATTTCAAGTCTTTACGAGTGGACAGTATCCATATAACAAATCCTGGTGCAGGTTACACCTTTGTTCCAACTATTCAATTCATAACCGAGGATGGAAAAGGTAGCGGAGCATCTGCTCTAGCTGGACTAGGCACCTCAGGGGTGATAGGTCCTATCACGCTCAATTTCATAGGTAAAGGTTATACACTTCCACCAACTGTCACGTTCTCTACCCCCCCTTCTGGTGGCACAGCAGGTATTGCTACTGCAACAATCAATACTACGACAAATCAAGTTGATAAAATAATTGTGACAAACGCAGGTTTTGGATATACTGTTGCTCCTGTGGTCACAGTGGGTGCTTCGTCAACAATTGGTAGTGGCACATTTGTTTACGGTGATATTATCACTGGTGAATCTACTTTATCCACAGCATTTGTTACTAAGTGGGACACAAGCACCAACACATTGCTTGCAAAAGACCTATCAGGAGACTTTGCAGTTGGTGAGCAGATTACTAATGTAGGATTTGGAACTGCTGTCTACACCCTAGATAGTATTAATTACAATGATGATGATGCTTACAATACAGGTGATACAATTCAAACACTTACACAAAGCAGTATTGTAGATTTCACAGAAAGAAACCCATTTGGAGAGGTATGATTACATTTAAACAATTTTTAGAGAATCTTAGTAAAACACCAAAGATGTATGGTAAACAAACTGGTGGGTATGATCAATTCATTAGAACTAAAGATCAAAAATCAAAAGAGAATATGATCTTCAAAAAAATGACAGGCTTTCAATTACCACTCGCAAAAAGACTTTCAAATAATGGGAGTAAAGTATAATGGTAGGTAATTATTTCTACAACGAAACAATAAGGAAGACGGTTATTGCTTTCGGCACATTGTTCAACAATATTAAAATCAAAAAATTTGGTAGTGACGGTAAGACTATAAGTCAAATCAAGGTGCCAATTGCATATGGACCTATGCAAAGATTTCTTGCAAGAATTGAGCAACAAACAAATTTTGATGATAACGTCGCTATCACGCTCCCAAGAATATCTTTTGCGTTGACATCATATGCATATGATCCTAGTCGAAAGGCATCACCAATAACTAAATTTACAGGTAAAGGATCTGATAAACTAAAGCATAAAAAAATATTTTTACCAGTGCCATATGAAATAGGTTTCAGATTGAGTTTTGCCACTAAGTTGCAAGATGATGCTCTACAGATTGTTGAACAAATATTGCCATTTTTTCAACCATCATATAATGTGACAATCAATATGTTAGAGGGTGTAGAAGAAAAAAGAGATATCGCTTTCACTCTCGCTAATGTATCATTCTCAGATGAATATGAGGGTGATTTTTCAACTCGAAGATTTATACAATACGATTTAGATTTTATTGCAAAAACATATTTCTATCAAGAAGTTCCAACAGACGAGTCTGGTATTATCAAAAAGGTACAGGTCGATTACTCTACTGCTATTAGAGCACCAAGAGCACAAAGATACACAGTTGTACCTCAAGCGGTCAAAGATTATAATGATGATACTGCAACCACTATAACAACAGAGGTAGGCACAAAACAAACTCTAGTATCAGTATCATCTGCTGCTTCATTCTCAACAAACACCTATATTCAAATAGATTCTGAGGTGATGAGAATACGAGAAATTAATGGATCAAATCTTTTAGTTTCAAGAGGTCAATTTAGTACTAAAATAGCAGAGCATTATACAGGTGCTGTTATAAGCAAAATTGATGCAGAGGACAGAGAACTCATTGAAGTAGGTGATGAGTTTGGTTTCACAGAATCTAGGTCATTCTTTGATGCTGATGGACTTGAATACAGTTCAGTACAAGGCACTGATATCTAAATAATTAAAAAATACTCCGAATCCTCCGAATATTTGCTCTGTAATTATTTGGAAAAGTATGTCAAACTCTTATGATGCTATTGATAAAGCACTAGATGTGAAGTCTGAAATTGTTCGTGAAAAAAAGAGAATAGCAAAAAGATCTAGTGAGCAAGATGATCCTACAAAGGATTATGAGTACAGTCGTGCACAATTATATGACCTCGTTGAGAAGGGGCAAGAGGCAGTCAATGGTATACTCGACGTATGTCAAGACTCACAACACCCTAGAGCGTATGAAGTTGCAGGTCAGTTGATAAAACACGTCGCTGATACCACAGATAAATTGGTAGACCTACAAAGGAAGATGAAGGAACTTGATGAGGACAAAAGTCCTAAATCTGTTACTAATAATGCTATGTTCGTGGGCAGTACATCCGACCTTCAAAAGATGTTGAAGGACATGTCTAAACAATCTAAATAAAACATGGGAAATCTAAACAGTGCGATCAAACGCATAGAAAATAAGGGTAAACAATCTGTAAACCCAAAGAAAAATGAAATGGCAGAGGTTGCACCTGCAGTCGCTGCTGTGGGAAAAGGATTGGCAGTTGCTGGAAAAGCAGTAGCAAAGGGTGTTGCATCAATGGCAAAAGCAGGTGCTAAAGCAGGCACCACTGTAGCAAAAGGAGGTGCAAAGGCAGCGAAAGGTGCAGCGAAAGCAACAAAACCTGCAAGTAAACCTGTCAGATTCAAACGTCCTAATATCAGGAGTTATAAAAACAAAGAGACTGGTCAGGTTGATATGGATAGGTATCGTGCTGACCAAGCGAAGTATAAAAAGATTCAACAGGATAAAAAGAACAGACCTGACATGTCTGATATGAAACCTGACGGTCCTGGTGATGCAGATAGAACAAAAAGAGGTGAGAGGAAACTCAAAGCAATTGATAAACTTACTGATAAAAAGAAAGAAAATATAAAAAAAGGTTTACAAACCACTGGTGATGTTGCAAAAAAGACAGGTGAAGTTGCAAAATCAGCAGGTAGAAAAGCAAAGGGTGCTGTCAGCACCACAAGTAAAGCGTTTGGATCAACGTCATTTACCTCTGAAGGAATAACGTTCAAAGAGTATCTAAACAAATTATGATTCTATGAGTGACATTTATCTTGGTAATCCGAATCTAAAAAAAGCAAATACACAACAATCATTTACAGAAGATGATGTAAAAGAATTTCTTAAATGTAAAGCAGATCCAGTATACTTCACTGAGAAGCACATACGAATAGTGAACGTAGATGAGGGTCTTGTTCCATTCAGCATGTATAAGTTTCAGAAGAAACTACTAAAGAATTTTCATAGACATAGGTTTAATATTTGTAAGATGCCTCGGCAGACTGGTAAGTCTACCACGGTGGTATCATATCTTCTTCATTACGCAATCTTCAACGATAATGTCAACATCGGAATTCTCGCTAATAAAGCAGCGACTGCTAGAGATCTCCTCGGACGATTACAACTGGCGTATGAAAACTTGCCGAGGTGGATGCAACAAGGAATTGTTGCATGGAATAAGGGTTCTATGGAACTCGAAAACGGATCAAAAATAATAGCAGCATCCACATCTGCATCAGCAGTTCGGGGTATGTCATTTAATATCATCTTTCTTGATGAGTTTGCATTCGTGCAGAATCATCTTGCAGATGATTTCTTTGCGTCTGTGTATCCTACTATATCTTCTGGTAAATCTACGAAGGTTATAATAGTATCCACTCCACATGGCATGAACCACTTCTATAGAATGTGGCATGATGCTGAACGTGGACAAAACGAGTATATTGCAACTGAGGTGCACTGGTCTGAGGTGCCAGGTAGAAATGCCAAGTGGAAAGAACAAACGATAAAGAACACGAGCAAGCAACAGTTTGCCATTGAGTTTGAGTGTGAGTTTCTAGGATCTGTAGATACACTGATAGCAGCGTCAAAACTCAAATCACTGGTGTATGAACAACCTGTAGAACAGAACGGTAAACTCTCTGTATATGAGAGACCTTATCCTAAGAGAGATTATATTGTTACAGTAGACGTGGCACGAGGAGTTGGAAAGGATTATAGTGCATTTATTGTTGTTGACATCACAGAGTTCCCTTACAAAATAGTAGCAACGTATAGAGACAATGAAATAAAACCAATGCTATTTCCATCAGTAATTGAAGAGGTAGCGACAGCATATAATAATGCATACGTCCTATGTGAGGTTAATGATATTGGTGACCAGGTTGCATCCATACTATTTTATGACCTAGAATATGAGAACTTACTCATGGTTGCCATGCGTGGTAGAGCAGGTCAGATAGTTGGGTCAGGATTCTCTGGTGTCAAGACACAACTTGGTGTTAAGATGAGCACCACCACAAAAAAAGTGGGTTGTTCTAACCTAAAAACACTGATTGAGGAGGACAAACTTATATTCTGTGATTACAACATCATATCAGAGTTGACCACATTCATACAGAAGAAGCAGTCATTCGAGGCAGAGGAAGGTTGTAATGATGACCTTGCTATGTGCCTTGTCATATTCTCGTGGTTGGTGGCACAGGATTATTTCAAAGAAATGACAGATCAGGACGTAAGGAAAAGAATATACGAAGAGCAAAAGAACGCTATTGAACAAGACATGGCACCATTTGGTTTTGTGATTGATGGATTGGAGGATATTGAAGAAGTGGACGCAGAGGGTGACAGATGGAAAAAAGCAGATGAATATGGTGATAGGTCATTCATGTGGGAATATCATCTGTGATTAAACCAAAGTGTCTAGATAGATGGGGATTCTTAGGTTGGAGTGCTACGGGATACCTTTTACCCTGTTGTTGGATGGATCATGAGAACATGAAATTGATCCCTGAACTCGTGCAAGAAAAATTTAAGGTAGAGAATGTAGATAAGATCTCTGATATAATTAAATCAGATGAATGGCAGTCTTTTTTTGAAACCATAAAAAATGATCAAGAAAATGCTCCTCACGTTTGTCATCATTACTGTGGATCATGTACGGGATCAACTTAGATCTATCAAATAGATGTACGAATAGATGTCCTGGTTGTGCTAGAGATAAATTTAAACATGTACCAGGTTCTGACCTTACAGAATCAGACATGGAAAAAATATCTAATTTTTTTCAAGCAATAACATTTTGTGGTCAGGTATCTGATCCTGTGCTTCACCCAAATTTTCATAAACTTCTTCATATATGTTTGAAGAAAAACAGAAAAGTGGTGGTTCATACTGCTGTTGCAGCAAGACCAAAAATGTGGTGGACAAAATCATTCATAATGTCAAGAGGAAAAAATATTGAGTGGGTTTTTGCTATAGATGGATTGCCACAGGATAGTCACAAGTATAGAGTCAATCAAGACGGAGAGAAATTATTTGATATTATGTTGAAGTGTGCGTCTTTCAATGTACCTACCACATGGCAATACATAGTTTTCAAATATAATCAAAAAGACGTTGAACAGTGTAAGCAGATAGCAAAGGATCATAATATAAAATTCATGCAGATTGATTCGGGAAGGTGGGGCACAGACGCATTGAAGTCTTTACAACCTGACGATAATTATTCTAATGTGGATGGTGTATCTGTTAGAAAATACGTATGAAACCTAAACTTCTTTTGAATGCAGGGTATCCGTCATCTGGTACTACTTCTTTATATTACACACTATGGAATAACAAATATGGACATGGTGGACATTGGAAAGAAAATCAATATCTTATTTTTTTGCAATCCCCACATCTATTTGAAATTCGTAAAAAAATTCATAGGGATAGAATAAAATTTGGCGAGGGTGTGGAGAGACCATGGGATTTGCCTGAAAATATTTTTATGAATTATGATACACCGATGCTACCCTTTACATCTAAAGAATTTAAACTTAAAAAATATATTGATTATTACTTAGATTTGTGGGAGAGGATAAAGGACGAATATCAATCAATTTTAGATTTCTCCAACGCAAAACACTCATTGTCTGAAAAATTTATGATGTCAATCAGAGAGGATTTACTAAAAAATTTTGACATCAGGATAGTAATGACACTAAGAGATCCAATTCATAGATTGTGGTCTTATTCAAATAGAAGATCATTGACACAAGGAGGTAAACCAGAAACTTACATGAAAATATTCTTTCATGATCTTAGTTTAAGTTACGTCAAAAAATATAAAAAATATGTGAGGGTATGGGGAGAAAACAATGTAAAGGTAATTATCAATGAAGATTTTTATGCAGGTCATACACAACCTTTATCTGATTTTTTGGGTTATATCATTGAACCAACATTCAATCAAATAACTCACTTGTCGGATATAAAACGCAAGGTCTATAGTAATTGGTGTGAAATTGATGAGAAGACTTGGAAAAATGCCTTTGAAAATATGTCATGGGTCTATGATGAATTTGAGAAAACTTTTGGATATATACCACATCAATGGGGTAGACACTCAATTTTATAAATAATTTCAGTCTAAAAAGAAGGACCCATAGGGAGTTAGAATGGCATTAAGACTTGCATCTCCAGGTATTTCAGTTAGAGAGGTAGACCTCACAAGAGGAGGAGTGGATTTCAC